ATTGGTACAAACAGCTTTCGGAATTGCACTTCCTTGAAAAGCATTGAATTGCCATCTTCTTTAACCACGATTGGCATTGGAGCTTTTGGAGATTGTACACAGTTGCAATCGGTGCAGTTTTCTGAAGGATTGAAGAGCATCGAAACTGGAGCGTTTCACGATTGTTCGGAGTTGACAGAAATCACGCTGCCTGGAACATTGTCTGAACTTGGTGATTCTGCATTCTATAATTGTTCTTCATTGGCTAGTATATCAATTCCAGCAGGGGTTACAGAATTGAACGAACTCACTTTTGTTGGCTGTACTGAATTGGAAGACATTACAATTGAAGGAGAGTTGACTTACCTTGGAGGCAATGTGTTCAGTGCAACAAAGTGGCTTGCGAACCAGCCGGATTGGGTGATTGTACAGGACAAATTTCTGCAAGCCTATCAAGGAACGGAAACAGATTTGGTGATTCCGGAAGGGGTAACCTATATTTGTGACAGAGCTTTTTCCGGAGGAGAAATCAAATCAGTGAAGCTTTCTGATTCCGTAAAAACAATTGGGAATAGCGTATTCTTATCGTCCACATTGGAGACGATTGATTTGAATCAAGTCGAATCCATTGGGAACAGTGCGTTTTATGATTGTGAATCATTGACATCTTTGAACATTCCCAATACCGTTACTTCTATTGGCAGTTCACTGGCAAGCGGATGCACAGCTCTTACAAATATAACGCTTGGAGGTTCGATTACTACGATTCCAAGCAATTCGTTTTATGATTGTTCTGCATTGGAGAAAGTAATTATTCCTGACTCCGTTACAACGATTGAGAGATATGCCTTTTATCGATGCGATTCTTTGGAGAAAATTTGGATTCCAGAAAGTGTTGTTACGATGGAAAGCGGTTCTGTTGGAAATCTAGGTGGCTCTATTTCTGAGATTTTGACAATCTATGGAAAAGCTGGAAGCACAGCAGAAACCTACGCAACAGAAAATGGGATTGCCTTTGTAGATATATCCGATACGATCATCATGGGCGATGTCAACAATGACGGAAACATTACCATTGCCGATGCAGTTCTCCTGCAAAAGTGGCTGCTCTCTGTACCGGATACCACTCTTCCAAACTGGAAAGCAGCAGATCTCTACGAAGATGAGAGATTGAATGTGTTTGACCTGTGTTTGTTGAAACGAATGCTGATAGAGCTATAAATTTGCTTTATCAATAGATTCTAGCACTTTCCCTAAATTGCGGAGCAGCTTCGGTTGCTCCGCATTTTTTGTATTCTCTTGAAAATAGAGAACCACAGTTCATTTTATGTACTATAGTATAAATGAGCATTTCCAGCGACTTGCACAAAAATATGTCATAATTTCACATGATAATCCCGTTTTTAATTGCAGAGAGAGCATAAAAGGTTGGGAATTGTTGTGCAAAATGACGGTGTATGCTCATTTATAGTACTATAGTTCATTGTTGAGAGGTGAATCCCATGAACAGAAATGAAATGGAAGCATTCATAAAAAACTACATTCGAGTTTATTTGCTACGAACCAGAGAAGAACGTAACCTCTCGCAAGAGAAAATGGCTGAATTGCTGAAAATGTCCTGCAGAGGATATGTAAAATTGGAGTATGGGGAATCTTGCTGTAATACGGTTACATTTCTTCTTATTCTATTTGGGATTGAAGAATATTCGGAGGATTTTATTGTTAAAATGAGAAAAGAATTTTTTCGTGCAGCTGAGGGAGCGGTTTCCAAACCTGTCTTTGTTTGAGTTACTGGAAGCTGCTAGTTATTGAACACCTATGATTGTAAAATCTATTCGTTTGTTGCAAAACGGAGCAGCTTTTCCCGTTTGTCCGAAGTGTAACAGTTTCATCGAACGAGAATATGCGAATTGCTGCGAGGTTTGTGGGCAGGTGTTGAGCTGGAAAGGCTTTTATAAGGCAAAGATAATTAAATGAGGAATTGCGTTTTTCACAAACTCGCCCTTGCATTTCACGTGGAAATATGGTATACTAAAAGTGAAAGAAAGGAGCGTGATTCCAATGGCAACCGAACAAGAAAAGAACCGGTGAGTGGCGGAGCAATTGCGGCTAATTGATGATGATTTTTTGCGGCTCTATTTCAACGACAATCCGGAAGGCGTGGAGTATATCCTAAACATCTTGCTAGAACGTCACGATTTGAAGGTTCTGCATAGTGAAACACAGTGTGAATACCGTAGCTTGTCCGGACGTTCCGTTTCACTGGATATTTATGCGGAAGATATTGATGGAAAACGTTACAACATCGAAATCCAACGAGCGGATTCCGGAGCAATCTCAAAGCGTGCCAGATTCCACAGCAGTATGCTGGATACCAAACTGCTCCAGAAGAAAGAGCCATTCCGCAATTTGGCGGAAACTTTTGTGATTATGCTGACGGAACATGACATTATGAAGCACGGCTTGCCACTATATCATTATGATAGAATTTGTCGTGAAACCGGTGCGTATTTGGAAGACGATTCGCATATTATATACGTAAATGGTGCTTATCAGAATCCGAACGACAGCATTGGCAGACTGATGCACGACTTCCAGTGTGTGAATGCGAAGGATATGTACGCTGAAGAATTATCAGAACGCTTTCGATATTTCAAGGAAACCGAAGGAGGTATGGGCGAAATGTGTAAAGTTGTAGAAGAACGGGCGAAGGAATGCGTAATGCGAGAGAAGATTGCGGATATTTTCTCATTGCTTCTGCTGGGCAAATTAACGCATGAAGAAATCGCAACCGCACTTCATGTATCAGTAGAGCTTGTGGATGAGGTAGCAAGTGGCAAAGTTGCTTAAAATGCCACTTTAAAAAATAAAGCGAATACGACTGATTTTAATTAAAATCAGCCACTCAGCTTAATTTTTGAAACCAATTTTCAAATAGCAAACGATAGCCCAAAATCGAGTGCCTCGCAAACGATAGCTCAACTTATGTACAAACAATGTCTGAAAACAGTCCCTAAAAACCAAACGATACCTTTGCTTATCGTTTGCGATTTGGCTTTCGATTTTCACATCCATGAGTGATAGCATTTCTCTTGATTTTCAGCCGAAAAACAAAAAACCTCGCAGAATTGCGGGATTTTCAGGTTTAATTTGTATCAAAATGAGAGCCCTTAGGCACACGCAACACTGCACGAACTCTCCCGCAGAGCAGCGGTTACCTGCTCCAGCGGGGGAGTTTTTGTTTTATCAGTCAGATTGACCAGCACCGTGATCTGCTCCTTGTACACGATGACCTGATTCACAAGCAGCTGCAGGATCTTCTCCGTGCCCTCTGCCTGTACTTCCAGCAGACGGTGTGCGAAGTATTGGAAATGCTCCAGCTTCAGTTCCGGTGCGTCGGTTTGCAGCAGTCGCACTTCCGTTTCCAGAGCCGCTTTCTGCTGCTCCAGCTGCTGCATGGTCGCTTGCAGGGCTGCCGACGTGATGCCGTTCAGCACGGCGTTTACGGCGTTCTCCAGTTTCTTTTCCGTTTCCTGCAATCGCCGCTGTGCAGCCGTCAGATCGGCGTTTTCGTGGGTGCTCTGCTGATATAGTACATAGGTGGCATTTGCGATCTGCTCGCACGCCTCCGGAGTAGTGTACTGTGCGATCGCATCCAGCACAGCATGTTCCAGTTCCGCAGCAGGCAGCCAGCCGCAGCATTTGTTCGGGCAGCAGTAGTAATAATACCGCTTGTCCGTTTTGCTGGTTCCGGCTCTGCCGGTGAGCCGTCTGCCGCAAGTGCCGCAGATCGCTTTTCCGGTCAGCACATATTCATGGGGGCTCTGGGTGTGGCGGTGCTTGTGTCTGGATTCCGTCAGACGTTCCTGCACGCTCCGGAACAGCTCCGGCTCGATGATCGGGGGACAGTGGGCATCTTCTCCGGCACACTGGAACGTCCCTGTGTATCGCTGGTTGGCAAGGATTCGGGAGATCGTATCAATGCGGAACTGCTTGCCGCGGCTGGTAGTGTAGCCGGCGTGGTTCAGATCGTCGCAGATCTCAGTGAATGTCCTGCCGTTGTCGTAGCTGGTGAAGATCCGGCGTACCAGTGATGCACCTGCCGGCTCGATCTCCATCTGCTTGTCTGCTCCGATGCGGTAGCCCAGAGCCACGTTGCCGCCGGTAGTCTTGCCCTTGATGGCATTCTCACGCATGCCGCGCTTGATTTTCTGGGAAAGCTCCGCACTGTAGTACTCGTTCATTGCCTCCAGCAGTCCTTCCAGAATGATGCCCTCCGGACTGTCTGTGATATGCTCTTTGGCAGAGAGAACCCGCACGCCGTTGGCTTTCAGCTTGCTTTTGTACATGGCACTGTCATAGCGGTTTCTGGCGAAGCGGTCAAGCTTGTACACGATAACCGCCTGAAAAGTCTTGTATCTGCTGTCGGCGATCATTCGCTGAAACTCCGGGCGGTTGGCAGTCGTGCCGCTGATCGCACGGTCGATGTACTCTCCGATGATGTTAATGCCCTCAGACGCTGCAAACGCCTTGCATTCCCGAAGCTGTCCCTCAATGGACTGCTCGGTCTGCCGGTCGCAGCTGTAACGGGCGTAGATCACTGCATTCATGTGTAAATTTCCTCCTAAGACTTGATTTTTCAGAGGAAATATGCTATAATAGACCTTGCTTTGGGAAGTCTATTATCGCAATAGTTTTTCCTCTTGCCGCTTCACGGTTGCCGCCGTGGGGCGGTTTTTTTGTGTTATGCCGCCGGTTGATATTCCACAATGGCGACTTCGGTCATGGCTGCCTTGCACTTCTCCAGAATCTGTTCGATTTTTTGCAGCGTTGTACCGGTGTAGACCACCTCGCCGCACTGGGAGCATTTCAGGCAGGGGACATGCTTGATAATGACGATGCAATTTTCCAGTTCTGCCACGTGGGTGGTGAAGTCAGGAACCATGTCACCTTTGCAGTAAAAACAATTCATGCCTTTTTCCTCCTTGTTTTGTAATCGCTTTCCCATTTGTCTGTTGACGGATAGTATGCGGTGATGATCCACAGATATTCGCCGTCTGTTCCGCAGACCACGTGCAGATATTTCCCAGAAACGGAAAAGCCCAGTATCAGACAGCTGGGGTGTGGATAATCGTCCGGATATTGTTCGATGATCTCGCCGCCGGAAATTGCTGCGATCACATCTTCATAGCGTATCTGGCGTTCTAAGAGCCGGACAGCACTGTGCTGTGTGAGAATAACACGGTCGCTGTCCTCGGCAATTTTTCGGAGCGTTTCGATTTGTAGCAATGGACGTTTCCTCCTGTTCTATTGTTTTAGCCCTGCCGGTTTCGGTAGGGCGTTTTTCTATATTTCCGGAAACATAGACTGCCGAATTATGCGTATCCATACAATTCTGCCGGTGTACAGCCAACCATGTAGCAGTAAACTTTTTCGTCAATAGAGTCATAATTTTGTTTTGTTATGTAGTATTCGTCGGACTTTTTATTACAGATAGAAGCTACAGCCATTGGTTCAGAAATATGAAAACAGTTCGTGTAGTCAGAAACTGTTTCCAATTGAAATCCTATGATAATTTGGATAGGACAAAGAAGATTTCTTGCAAAGCAGTTTGCCTCTTTATCAGCAATTTCATTGTCATTTGTGTGTCCAAGTATGATGTGTCCTAATTCGTGAGCAAGTGTAAATTTGGTCGTTGTAGTATCTTTGAAATCATTGTAATAAATAATATATCTATTATTTAGACGATCTGCAACAGTAAATCCTTGTTCGCTAGAAGCATACTGATAGGTAAACTCGCTATGTGAAACGTTTAATTTTTGAGCTGCACATGAATACGAGCAAATTTTTATGTTAGGATAGCGTTTAATGATAGTAAGAATTTTTATTTCAGGAAATGTTCCATCATAATACTGTAGTACGTCATATGCTGCATTTGTTGCACGTCTATAATCGGGAAACTCAATCATCAAACTCCTCCTTAAACATCAGTCTTGCCATATCGAGTAGTTGTTTTCTTTTTTCTGGTGATAATTTTTTTGCGTTTCTATTTAAAATAATCAAGTTTTCATCTGAAGTATCCACAGAAGCAATTTCATTATCGTTCCAACCCATTAAGTAAGCTGGAGAAACCGATAGATATTTTGCGATCGCTTCAATTTTGTCAGATGGGATATTTGAAATGATATTATTCTCATACTTATAAATATTTTGTTTTGTTGTTTGGATCGCTTCTGCTAATTCCGTTTGGGAGATTCTTTTTTCTTCTCTTGTCTGTCTTATTCTTTCGCCAACAGTCATTGCGGTCACCTCGCTTTAATACTATTATAGCGAACTTCTTGTAACTTGTCAAGAAAAAAAGTTCTAAAAAAACGAAAAAAATGTCTTGACAAGTTACAGCTAATGTGGTATAATAGGGGTAACTTAAAAAGATACCGAGGTGATGAGCATGATTGACACTGCGAGTTTAAGAGCAGAAATGACTAGATACGGTTTCACCCAAAAGCAAATGGCGGAATCTATTGGAATATCGCCACGTACTTTTTCTAACAAGCTGAAAAAGGGGGTGTTTGGAAGTGATGAAATCGAACAGATGATTCATATCTTGAAAATTCAAGATCCTGCATCTATTTTTTTTGCTCAAGAAGTAACTTGAAAAGATACTAAAATTTGAAAGGAAGACGAAACGTGAAAGAAATCATTCCCAAAGATGCCTACGGCGTATTCGCCGACAATCACGATGTCGCACTGGTGGATAGCCGGTATGTGGCACAGTACTTTGAAAAAGAACACAAGACCGTTTTGCGAAATATTGATGCAATTCTGGGAGTAGATTCTGGATTTAGTCCGGAATTTGGTCGGCACAATTTTGTGCCGATCTCATACAAAGATCAGCAGAACAGAAAGCAGCGTTGCTACGCCATTACCAGAGATGGATTCACAGCATTGGCGATGGGATTTACAGGCAAGAAAGCCGCAAAGTTCAAAGAACTCTACATTCGCCGATTCAACGAAATGGAACGCTTTATCCGAACACTGGTTCTGACACGAAAAGAGTTCCCACTGTTGACGGAGAACATCAAGCTGCTGCATGACAATCCGAAACCGTATCATTTCAGCAATGAATGCGATATGATCAACCGTATTGTGACCGGAATGTCTGCAAAGCAATTCCGGCAGGCAAACGGCATCGAAAAGGGCAAGAGCATTCGCCCATATCTGAACGATGCACAGATTCAGCTGATGGAAACACTGCAAAAGGTGGACATTGGATTGCTGGTTTCTGTACCGGACTTTGAACAGCGGAAACGGTATCTCGAATGGTACAAGATGAAACTGGAAGAAAAGGCGGTAGGGGAGCAGACAGCAGCGTAAATGTTTTCTGACGTGCGGAAATACGCAGTTCGCATTCAGCGGTTGTGATGCTGTAAAGAAAAGGGATGGATGAGGAGGTGAAAATGGTATGGAGCAAGCAAAGGCCATAAAAGATGCCAAGGTCATCGAGGTGGTGCAAGTAGTCTATTTGGCAGGAAAGGAAAATTCCTCTACCAATCCACTTCGCCTGATTACGGAGTATCGCAGCAAGGACGGGGCGTTTTTGGCTGAGTTCGATTCGCATCAATACCAGAAAGAAGAGCAGTAGCCTTTTCATAAGCAATGTCGGTTTCAATTGTCGCAACAACAGCATCGATAAACAATTTCAATTCTTGTATAGAGTACTCAATGTGCCGCTTTTCATAGTGTGTTTCATCGTTACCGATCCATGCGGATGCCTTGGAAAGAGCTTGTATTTTATCAGATTTGATGTAGCTGTTGATACAGTTTGCAAGAAATGCTTTTTTAATTTCTTCTTCTTTGTCGGGATCCTTTTCGATGGCATAGTCTTTGATTAGAATTTCGAGTGCTTTTCTGTAGCCCATGCCGCAGATTTCATTTAATCGGTTATGCTCTGCAAGAAGTGCCTCATTGTATACGCTGCAAAATCTAGGGTATTTCGCTTTAATGTCCTCACTGAATTCTTTTTGCTTTGTTGGCTGTGGGTATAGTTGGTAAGCAATCAGATCGGCTGTTCTTCCGCTGTTTTCTTCGAAAGTTGTTTCTTCGTAGGCAGCAAAAGAAATCCTGTCGCACTTCGGACATTTTAGGATAACATACGGAATCTTGAGTTCTCTATAAAGAGGGTCAAAGTCGTAGAACCCGAACAGCGGGGACATTTCTAGTGTTGTGTTACACATGGGGCATATGTTAGGCATATAAACCCTAGATGTAAATCTTAAATCGGCGGGTTCAACTGCAGAGAAGAAAGAAATGTTTTTTATCATTTTATACACCTCCGTTTGATGTACATAGTATAGCATAATGGGTTGAAAAAAGCAACTGCCGACTTGTATAGAATAGGTCATAAGAGAAAATGTGATGCTGCAAAGAAAAGGGATGGATGAGGAGGTGAACAGCGTGGACATCATAAAAGAACGTGAAATTCTACAGAAATGCCTTTGTGCGTCTGTGGGCAAAGAAAAATGCAAAAAAATAACGGAGCAGTTCATTTCTGTTGCCGTTGAAAACAATCTGAACTACTCCGGTTCTATTTTGCATGATTTTATGCGATTGGCTGAGATTGAAATCAGTCTTCGTCAGATTCGTTAAATTTTGATTGAAGTGCTGTTTCAGCACAGAGGAGGTGTGAAATGAAGACACTATATATTTTTTTGAGTACCTTATTGCTTGCTTGTGGCGTCACGCTTATCGTTTGGGGACTGGTGAAAGCACTTAAAAAAAGTGAAATAACGCAGGAAGGATTCTCTATTTCTGTAGAAATAATCGCCTATCTTTATGACCGTGCGAAAAGTGGCGATGATGAGGCGTTTCAGATTTTGCAACGGCTCTTTAATAGCTGAAAGTGCACTGCCTGCTACAGACTTCAAGGTTTTGCTATATCTTCCGTCCGTCCTGAGCATGACGCAAAACCGCTTACCAACATCTTCAATCTTCAATCCTCAATCGCCATTGTGGCGAATACCTCCTTTCTTATCCATGCGGCAGTACTGGCAATGCTGCCGCAGATGGGGCGACGAGTATCAGCCGGGTGCAACTCCCGGACGCTCCGCAATTCCGCAAAGTGAGGTGAATCATATGAACAATACCATGACGAAACAGGTGGACAGGACGGACAGAGAGCAGTATCTGGAAGCCTGCCGGAGCTATGCGGCGGCAACGTCGCCCATGGACGGTCTGGCACTGGCACAGCTGGCGATCTTCGCCGGAATGCAGATCGGCGAGCAGAACGCTGCACGCACACAGAAAGGAGCATAACATGGCAAAAACCAACCTGAAAGAGATGCCGGTGGAAGTTCGTCCTTCCGGCAAAGAACCGCAGAACGACTTCTTCGTAGCGTTTCTGGAATATGTGAAGCAGCATGCCGATGAAGCGATCGCTGCGGTAGAGGCACAGAAAAATGCCGCAAAGTAAATACGTGAAAGGAAGTATCATCATGGAAACCCAGAAGAAACACATTGAGTTTCACATCAATATCGACGAAGCAGCGGATCGGCTGAATGTGCAGATCGTCGCAGAAAAGCCGACTGTGGGCGAAATGCTCACGTGCCTTCTCGG